ACCTTGTATAATACCTGCTGCGCTTTTTTGCTTAACTACACCGATAGCTATATCTCCTTTCAATGCAGGTCGTACACCTCCTTTATCCCAAGTAACAATAGTACCTACTGGTATTTCTACACCTGTTGAATTAGGCATTATTTCTGCCATGCCGGGAAAAGCAACACCTGTTGTAAGACTACCCAATATATCTATATTACCAGTTATAGCATCAGCCCTGTATGTCCTGTTAGTAGTTAATGGTGCAGATGCTACTAATGAAAATCCCATTGTATGTGACCAATTTTCATCATTATTATCTGTATAAATAGAGTTTGAAACAGTCGCACCTGCTCCACTTACTCTTGATGATTCTGAGGACATGATAACAGTTTTGTCCCCCTCATTGATTGTAAATTGATTTGCTATTGATGAATTTGGCCCAGTATTAGCAGGCTGAAATGCATTATTGGAAACAGAATCATAACAACTAATTTGTGTAGTTCCCCAACCTTCTAAAGTACCACCCTGTGCAGCTAAAGATCCACTGATTATATTTGAAGTAGATGTCATATTGATACCTGCTAAATGTACTACTCTATCTGAATTCCCATCAGCAGAACCAGTATTGATTCCAATAAAAGAACTATATGTTGCGTCATTTTCTATATCAGAGCTTGCTATTACAGACCCTAAGAAAGTACCTCCTGTCCTACTTCTTATTGTAGCTAAATGAGCGTGCCTCCCTCCTGCTGTAGAACTAGCAAAACTAGTTCCTCCAAAGAAAGTATTTCTAGTGAGAGCGGAAAAGTTATCACTAGCTGCTGCAACTGACGCAAAAGCATCAACAGTACCAAGACTACTTCCAATACCTGCACTCCAAGCTCCTTGAATTGTAGCAGTATTCAAGGCTAAACCTACTGTACCTGTCCCTAAAGCTTTAGAGTTATTAGTCGCATATAAACCATTTCTATTATTATTGACTTCGCCACCTATAGAAGCTGTTACATCATTTCTATGGTGATTTGTAATACTCGTCATAGGATCATCATCACTATCTGATTGAGCTTGTGATATAGCAACATTTCCCAATGTAGTTCCGTTAGTAGAGGCAGGTGACAACATCATATCTCTAGCCAAAACAATCTCAGGTAAACAGTTGTTATCTACAAATTCACCACCTTCATGATCTACTATTTTTATACCGCCTTCACACCAAGAAACTGGTGTAGATCCATCACCTGCATTATGAGTAATAGTAGTAGTTCCATTTGTATTAACTGAACGAGTTACAGATGAAGTATTTCTAGCAGGCACTAATACTGTCTGAGTTTGAGTTGTACCATCTGAATTAGTATGTACAATTGAATATATAGTATCTCCGTTAGCATTTACTGTAGGTGTGATTACAAAATTACCATCATCTGTAGAAGATACTGCAGGGACAATAGTTGTTATTGTTTCAGTCTGAGTACTACCATCAGAATTTGTATGTACTAAAGAATAAGTAATACTTCCATTAGCATTAGTTACAGAAGTAACAGCAAAGTTACCATTATCTGTTGGTACTGCAGGTGTTGGTACAAAAAGCCCATTAGCTCTACATTCTAAAGCATTAGTAGCATCTGGATCAATAATAGGATCTGCCTGTAAGGTCCAACCTGTTGTAGCATTACCACCTAGAGTTAAATTAATACAAGTAGAATCTGTTACAGATAAACCTGTAAGATACTGTGATAAATCTACAGTAAGGTTTGGCGTAGTAGTACTATTATCTACTAGAGTAAGTATATTACCTGTAAGAGTAGCTCCATTAACAAATACATCAGTAGCTAAATCAGCTAAATTAATAACTACATCTGGTCCTGATTCAGGTGTGTATGTAATTACATTAGTAGTAGCGTTATATACTAGACTTGTAATAGTCTCTTGGATATTAGTTGTTGTACCATCTGAAGTGTGTGTAGCAACAGTGTTACCAGAAGTAACTACTTGAGTTACACTTGAAGGTACATCTTCAGGTACAAATAAGCCATCTGGAGTACATGTAAGCGCATTACCAGCAGCTGGTGATACAATAGGATTAGCTGTAAAAGTATACCCTGTAGCTTGATCTCCTGTTACTGATAGAGAAATACAATCTGTATCTCCACCAGTAAGAGTTAATTGACCAGGAAGTACTGACTCTCTTCTAAGTTCATCATGATACCACCAAGTATTAGTTACTGGATCAAAAACCATAGTAGAGATATTAATAGTATCCCCAGCAGAAATAGGAGTTACATTAGTATCTGTAATAGGATCATATTGAAAAAAGAGTTCACAACTTGAATCCTTAAGTAATTGACATATATCTAATGTAGCTGGATCTCCGTTCTCATCAGTATATGTAAATGTACCATCTCCATTATCTATTAAAGTAGATATAGGTGGCGTAGGAAGTATAATCTTACCCTCAGCAATAGCTTGATTAAGTAAGCAGAATAGTCCGTAAGAGGTAGGTTGACCTCCCGGAGTAATTTTAGTTTTTCTATTCTTTTTTGCAGGAGTGAAATAGATTTCACAAGGTAAACAAGGTATTGCACAACAGCCTGCACAGTTGCAACTAGTATTTATATTAGCCATAATTTTAAGATATTAGTTACAAGTACAGTACTCGATGGGATCACATGATCCAAGTATGTCTTGAGTTATATTATATACTACTAGATTAAGATTAATCCAGTTTTTAGATTTTTTCTCTTTTATTGGAAACTTTGGTAAATATAGTTTCTTGAGCTTATCATCGCCTTTATTACAAGTACAGTGATAAGGGTCACAATCAAAGGGTACATTACACTCACATCTAAGTACGTGTTTAATAGCCTTAGTCCAATCAAAATGTAATTTAGGGCTAAACAAGTCTGATTGTTTGACAAATTTAGCTTTAGGAACATAGTAGTTCCTATTACAAAGTATTGGATCACATTGATCTACTGGTATATTACAACAATTGAATTGTTGAATTACTGACTTAATATAGTCATAAATAGAAAAATCACCTAAGGTATGGAAACTAGACTCTCGCCAGAAGTTATACCTTTTGTGATTACAATTATAAAGAATGGGTTTATGTATTACACATGCCATTATCAAGAAGTTTAAAAAATCACTAGGGGTTTTTTGAGCCCCTAGTGATAATATTGTGTTAATTTTTTAGCTTACGATAAGTAAGGTGTTCCTGGAGTAACATCTCCAATTTCAGAGTACTTAGAAGCACTTCTAGCTGATAGTAACCAAGCTTCAAGCACTGCTTGAATATCTGGTACTGTATTAGTTGAAGCTACTGGAGCACCTGCTACGCAATTTGCACAACAAGCTGAAGTAACTACATCTACATCTACAAGTTTATCAGGACTCTTAGAGAGTACTGGATCTGCTTTAAATGTTCTGATTCTGCCAGCAATAGTGTCAACAGTTTCAGCTGCACAATCCCATCCACCACAGAACAATAGTACTGCTTGTTTAGGAGACTGTTCTTGAACAGTTAAAGTTTCCTCGTGATCTGTATAATCTATAATATAAGAAGTATAGTGTTTAGACGGATCTACAAAAGTCTTACCATATTCATACCAAGCAGAAGGTAGAGATTGTAATGTGTGAACATTGTGTCTCTCACGTCTGTTAAATTGGTGTGACCAACCTCGTCCTGAACCTGTAGCTTCCTCTGGTAGGCAACAACAAGCTTTATAGAGTGGTGGTGTTCTGAAACCTCCACAAAGGTCTACATCTACTCTAGTTTGGTAGAATGGAATACCATCTGATGGGTTACATGGATTAGATGCAGAAGCATCTCTAGTTAAACCTAATACTACAAAAGCATTAACATTAGCTGCAGAACCCGCAGTTGTAAGATCAATCATTTCAATAGTAGAAGCAGAAGTAATTGGATCTACAATATTAGGATTACCTTCTTGCTCTATAATAGTGCAAGCCAGTGATCTCAACATTTCAATAGTAACTGTAACACCAGTTTCAACTTGGTTTACATCATTACCACAGTCCTTACAATAAGCACAAGTGTCCTGCATTACAGGAACTACATCACCACAAGTAAGAGCACCAATTGGTACACCAGCTCCACCACCAGTATTGATAGCAAGTGCTAGTACATCTTTACTCCCAAATCCACCAGCGCATTGAGCTACTAGCTTAGATCTAAGGTTAAGCTTAAACAGTACAGATTGTAGGATAAAATCCAATGGATCAGCCACTGAAGCCATTGAAGCAGGTGCCTCAAAAGATTCAGAGATAATATCATCGTTGTTACCAAAATCTCTGTCTGTAATAACAGAATCAAGTCTCACATTAATGCAGTATTCAACATCACACACTGGTAAACAGTCTGGGAAATCTACAAAAGATGCGTTACCTAATTTACCTGGTCTAGGCTTACGTACTGTAATTGAGCGGATATTATCACAATAGATAACACCAGTTTCAATATAACCTCTGTCACCAGCTTCAAAAGGATCTGCTGTATTTATATTGCTTGAAGCAGGAGTTCCTTGAATAATTTTAATTGCACGTACATCTGAAGCAGTTGTACCTGCTGGAATAAATTCACCTAAAGGGATTGAAGAGTGAAAGTCCCAAGAAAGAACTCCAATCTGTCCGTTAGCAACGCCCAAAGAGGCTGTGTTGTTAACTAATTTCCCTGTTGCTAATGGTTGATCAACGCCATTTGCGTCGCAACCTGCAACAATGAATTGTTCCATGTCTAATTGATTCTCTCTTTTAAAAGAGCCTCCAATTCTAGCCATAATTTAATAAATTTAAGATATTGTTTTTATAATATTGGCATCCTTTGTCTGGTAAAGGAATTGATCATAAAGTGTCTCTGCAATTTCTTGCACAGCATAATCTACAATCCATTCACAGTATTTTTCAGGAATGTCAAATTCAAATGTTGGAGTAGTTGTTTTAGAGGGAGAGTTAGTATCTCCAGCTATATACTCCAAACTATCGTATTTACCTATAAAAGGTCTTTTAATACAACGTAAATATTCTATTGTTATTTCAGAAGGTACAGTATTAGGATCAGTATATAATTCTAATTCACACTCTCTAAAGGTTCCTAGAGCTCTCCCCCAGGTTCTCGAGGGTTTCTGGTTCTTATCTCTAAGTGATAGAGTTAAGTTGTTGTGATCTGTGATGTCTACATTAAATGGTAGACAGCTATCACACTCTAGGTCTTTAAAAGAGGTTCTTATGTGGTGTCTGTAGTCTGAAGGTAAGGTGAGTATGTATTTACCACAATTATCTGTAGAATCTATTGAGAGTACTTCTGACTTTAGATAATAAGAGAGCATATCAGTTTTCTGTTGAGTAACTTCAAAACCATTCTTAATTCTAGGTCTTAGTGAATTACCAGAATAAACTTCTTCATACCACTTTCTAGCTGCTTCATAGAGTATATCGTCTATAAGAGCTCCAGGTAGGTCTCTTTTATTATTTGTATCAAGTTTGTTATACTTCCTTTTAAAGGTAGCATGTGCTCTTAATAAATTACAGGGTTTACTCATCTAACCAAACATTTTTAACTCTAAGCTCATCTACTAAATCTGAATACCAATTTGTAATCTCTTTATCTTTAGGATTGTAAGATTCATACTCTTTCTCAAGTAGTGTGATGAGCTTTTCTTTGTCAGAAAATTTATAAACATTAGGAGTATCTGCTTTTGAGTGCCAGATGTAATATCCATCTACAAGCTTAATTACATTAGTATTAACAGCTTGTTGGATAATATACTCTAACTCAAATCTAATTGACCCTTCTCTGGTATCAAGTAGTTCTACAGTCTTAAGGAAGTGATTTACATTCTTAATTTGATTTCTATCAGATTGATCTGTTACAAATCTATTAAGAGCTTCTTTAACTTTCTCGTTAGATACTTTACCTTTTATAATTGGAATTCTATCAGAGTTAATCTGTAATACTGATACTTGATATTGTCTATATACATTATCTTCGTGGATAAGTTTATAAAGCTTATAAGTACCTTCATTAACTATATTAGCTCTTTGATTAAATTCTCTCTCTGCTTCATTCTCTTCTGATATAAACCAGTTGTGATAAGCTGAGTTTGCTAAATTCTTAGAATTTGCTATCTTAGGGTGAACTTTAATAAGTTCCATACATAGTCTTTCTCTAGCTGTTTTCTTAGTTCCATCATCAACAAACCTATTAGGTCGATCATATAGAATTAATTCAAACTTCTGTAGGAAACTAGGTTTATCATGTTCATCATTAGGTCTAGATTGAAACATAGTTCCGTTAACCTGTGATGTATAGAAATCTGGTTTTACACCAGAGATAATTTCAAAGTAGGTTTGTTTAGATATTTCTGGATGTTCTAAAATCTTATCTAAAATAGGTTGCCACTCTTTCTGAAGATTGTATTTAGAAATAACTTCTAAAGGATCTTTATCTTTAAGCGGATTACTAATTGTTTCATCTAATCCAGTCTCTAATCTAGATGTACTAGGGTTATACGGGAAAGAGAATCTATCTGTACAATCAAATTCTTTATTCTTCTTCATTGATTGAGTAGCTATAAGCTCTCCATTGTCAGATCTCATAGTATAAGTCTGATTGTGTCTACCTTGTACTGATACTCTTGCTAAGGGATTAACAAAGAGTGTTTTATGTGTGCTTTTCATGCTATTAATTTTTTCATAATTAATTAAAATAAGAGAGAGACTACTTGAGTCTCTCTCTTTAAATATATTTTAGTATGCTGCTCCTACCCTGAATGGGTTGAAAGCAATTCTACCTACACGTCCAATATCCCAGATACATAGACCACCAGAGATTTCACGGTAAACACCCAATTCCTTAGAATTAGATCTTGCATTACCTCCATCTTTAATAGATCCTGTTTGGAAATTATATACGTTAGAAACATGGTAATATTCTTCTTTACCATCTTCCATCACACAAGTAATATTCTCTGATCTTTTAGCATCAAATGCTTTTTGGTTAGTAGCACCAAAATCAAAAATATCCATTGTGTAAGATTCAAGAGTACGGTTAGTTCCTGGAGCTAACTCTGGGAATAATTTTCTATCATCTTTAATTGGATCATATACCATTTCTAGTACGTAACCCATAGGTAACTTAATCTTAGTGAACTGAGCACCAAATTCGTAAGCATTAGAGTGATATGGAGAATTTGTCTTATTTACAAAAGTAGAATCTACTAGTGTAAGGTTTCCAATCTCCTGAGAGATCATTCTGTTCAACCACTCAATACCTGCTTCACCTGTTGCAATTACAATATGTCTATCAGAGAAGCTTCTTCGAGTAAGGAAGATTTCAGCGATAAACTCATATAGTTCAGATAGAGATAAAGTACCATTGTGTTCTTTGTAGTGACCATCTCTAACTAGCTGTCTCCATCCTGGAGCAACTTTGATGTATCTTTGAGAATCATGATCTTTAGTCTTTTGGAGTTGTCCAAATTCAAAGTTCATTTCTCTATCACGAAGAACTCTTTCTTCTAATCTTGCTTCAAGCTTAGTGATAAATACACCAGCTTCATACATATTCTTTTGTCCATTAGTAGCGACACCAGAACCTTTTGCAGCAAATTTCTGTTGGTAAACATATCCTTGAGATACAGCACCATCATTATAAGATCTTCCACCTATGGAGTAACCTGCAGATTTAGGCATAGATCTACCTTCTTTTCTACAACCAATTTCCATACGGATAAACTTATCTGTAAATTCTGCTTTTCTTGCAAATACACCTGTCCAAGACTGAAGCTTAAACATGTCACCATATTGATCACCTGCATATTTTGTGTTAAGCTCGGTACTTACAGAAGTAGATGCATCAATGAACTTACGTCCAGGCATCAAGTAATCTGTAGGAATCCAAGCATTAAGATCACCTGTTTGAAGTTCTACTTCATACTCAAAAGAGTTAGAAGATCTTTGTTTAGGGTGTCCAATTACTTTTATCATTGGTAAATCAGCAGATTCACATTTGATAATAGCTGGTTCGTGTAACCATTCTCTATCAAGTGCAATTCTAAAAGGGAGACCACCTCTACCAGCTTGCATACTAGGATCAACTAGTAATTCAGTAGCACGGTAATCAACATCTACATCTGCAACCAAGAACCATTCATAATCATCAATACCTGATGGTAGTAAGTAATAGTTCTTCTTAGCTACAGTCATATATGTGAATTTCTTATTGATCAGGTGAGACCCAATCTCAGAACTAAATAACTGTGCTGTCTTGACACCAAAACTGTGAGGTTTATACTTTCTAAACATCTCAGCATGTGTCATACTGTCGAAGTAAGTATATGTTTCCCAGCCTTGACGTTCAACTGTTTGTAAAGCTGTTTTTCTAGCCATAATCTAATTTAAATTATATAATTTATTTAAGTTAATAATCTATCGGTACTAAAGAAGAACCACCTCTTTTTCGTTTAGGGTTCTTAGAACTAGATGTTCTAGAGGAACTGAAGGCTTGTTCAGCTATTGTCTTCTTAAGTTTAGTTGCTTGTTTAGAATCTAATTGATCTATAAAAGCTTCAAAATCAAACTCACCAGTTTCTTTATCGAAGTAAGTAGTAAAGTTTGCTAATTGTATTAATCCTTTGGGAGATTGTCCAGCTAGAGATAAGACTTGTTTAACAGAGCCATTAGTAAGTGCTCTATTAACCTTATCCATTCTAGAAGGTTTCCACCCCGTAGCTTCTAACTCAGAAGATACATCTTTAATAAACTTCTTTTGTTTAGCTTTCTCAGCGTAAGACATTTCCTTCTTAGCTGCTATCTTTTTATCTGTTGCTTTAGGCTTTGCTGCCTCTTTTGATTGGATGGACTTAGCTTCTTGCATAAGAGCTGCTCCATTATCTAATTCATCTTCAAGAGCATCTAACATAGCTGGAATAGCTACCTTATTAATGCCTTGTTTAGAGTACTGTTTTGTAAGGTAAGATCTAGCATCTTCTAAAGATTCTATCTCCTGAGGCTCGTATTTAAGCTCTGCTGAATATTCAGAGAAAAAGTCTACTAATTCTCTTTCAGTTAAATTAGATCCTGCTGAGTAAGCAAAATGTAGTAACTTCTGAGCAATAGTGGGAGCACCATTAATAACAGAATCCATTACTCTTTCAGGTAATCCAGACAATTCTTCGTCTAGCTGTTCCCAAGATTCTATTTTGTCAGTAAATAAGATTCCTTTATCTAAAAGGACTTTAACTGTAGATTCTAAGTATTCTTGAGAATCATTATCTTCATCTCTCTCATCATCTATCTGTTCAGCCTTATGAGGCTTAATCTTAGATTTAGGTTCATCATCCTCATCGTCATCCAAGATGACATCATCAAGATCATCATTCTCTAAAATTTCTAAATCTTCATCTTTAGACTTGGATTTAGTCTTTTTAGATTTAAGATCATCTTTATTTACTTCAGAAGTATTCATATCTAAAGTAAAATCATTATCATCTAAAAGAGGTATTAAGTCATCTAGTGATGTTTTTCTTTCATCGTTTGCCATAATAGTTGTATTTACAAAGTTAATTAAAAATGTAAGGTATTTCACTAGATGTTTATAGACACCTTAATATGGAGTACCTGTAACATAAAATTGTTTAAAATTATTTTTTAGGTGGAGTAGATTGTTTTTTCAGTTTTTTCTCCTCTAGAGCTCTTTTAGAAGCTTCATGCTTATCTTTTTGTGCTCTGTCTTTATCTTTATCTATTAATTTTCTATTCTCTAGATCTATCTTAGCATTGTCTAGATTGATCTGATGCTTGAATTTCTCTACTTCTAAGGCATCTGGTATCTGGTTATTGTTAATATCATTCTCTTCTGCTCTACCAACTGCTTCAATTTCTTTAAGTTTAATATTCCATAAACCTTGTCTGTCAATCTTCTCAAGCTCATGCTGCTGTATATCTTCTCTATTAGAGTGTAATAGCTTCTCTTGTCTCTCAGCTGCTTCTGCCTCTGCTTTCTGTTGTTCAAGCTGTTGTTGGTGCAGTCTTTCTGATTGTTTCTGAGCTTCTATAGATATAAGCTTGTGAGTCTCTTCAGGAGAGGAACCTTGAGTAATAGATTTAATTAGACTAGAGGTAACAGCTACTGACTCAGGATTCTGAGCAAATGCTTGAGATAACTCTAGCATTGAATTTAAGTACTGTTGATCTTGTCCTGAATCAGATATAGCTAATCCTATTCTTTTGTGGTTAAGATCTCCCCTGGTTATTTTAAATAACTCATTAGTCCCATCTGGGAGAACGTAGTGTAGAGTGTGTTCCTCTTGATTAGGATCTCTTTCAAATGTGAGTCTAGCCCAAGTACTAAAGTTATTAAGATAGTCATTAATAGCTTCAGTCCATACCTGATTATGTAGGTAGAAATAAGGCTCTGTAATGTGAGAGGATTGTGTGATAGCTTGTTGGTTATCTGATACATTAGAATTAGAAGAGAATTGTGATAGTCTTTGAGGAGATATTCCCATAGCCATACCTATCTCTGTAGCTAGTAAATCTAACATAGATTGTAGATTCATAAGCTCTACTGCAGTACCTAACATAAAACCAGAGGAGCCAGGTGATCTGGTTGCTGGTGGTAAGTTGCCTAGAGAAGATTGAGATCCTGAATAGAAATCTTTATTAGTTCTCTTAAGGTACAGTAGGTAAGTAGCCACTTTATCTCTAATCTGGTTACCTTCTACATCTTCTCCAAGTTCATCTGGTATCTGATCCATATCAATAGATTGGATAGCTCCCTGATACTTAGCTAACTCTCTATTTTGTATATGCTTAACATAAATATACTGGAAGTAAGAGGGTAGTGCTCTTTGTACTAAGGAAACTGATTCAGCATTTCTGGCTGTAAATACAGTACCAAAAGTAGAGAGGTTAAAATTAGAGTAAGGAGCTTCTATATCCACATCTTGGAAAGGCACTTCTCTACAGATTGGGAATACATCAGATCCTAGTCTGACAACTTCATACTTACGAGGAATCCACATAATCTCAGCTTCAAACTCTGATTCCATTAATTCATCATACCAAGTATACTTAGTTGAATCATTAAAGAACTTATTTAAGAATTTAACTTTAGTAGCTGACTTAGGTATATTAAACTTATCAGATACAACTAGAGTAATCTTCTTATTATACTCATCATAGTAGGATACAAACATAACCTTCTTAAAAGCTTTAAACTCTGTATGAGTCTCCCAGATAAAGTTACTTCTATCGTATTTAGTAGAAGTACCCTGAGTCTGATTAAGTCCTGTGTGTCTGTTATCAGCACCGTTTTGGTCTTCTACGAGGTCTTTGAATATCTCTTCTGAAGTAGTATCAAACACTAGATCATTATATCTAGGATCTAAGGAGTGCCTAGAATCAACCTTAAGGTTAGATCCAGCTTCATTAAGTCCTAGTGATTGTAGTTCAGTATCTGTTAGGTTTTGACCATACTCTGTATATGCATCAGCTAGAGTAATAGGCCTTCTATAAGATACATAATCTCCTTTAGAGATCATTCTCTCATTAGAGTTCTTGTGGTAAGATACATAGAGTGGATTTCTTACAGTTAAACAGGGTTTACCATGTTTCCACCCAGAGTGTATAAACATTCTATCTACAGCCACTACATCATTCATAGTATCCATCTTCTTAGTCTTAATATCTTCTGTGTACTTACAGTAACTAAGTGCTTTAGAATAGAATATTTCAGCATCAGCTTTAAAGTCTTTGACAGCTATATCCTCAGGCTCCTCTTGAGTTCTAAGTTCTTCTACTATCTTATTAACTTCTTCTTCTGATTTACCTTGTAACTGTGCTTCTAGTTTTTGGATCTCCATCTGAACTCTCTCATCTACAGAAGCTCTTATGGCATCTAATAGTTTCTTATTCTTATTCTTCATAGCAGTAGCACATAAGAGTATAATCTTGAAGTTATCTCCTCTTTTAAGCATTTCTCCCTTAAGTACATTTACATAGTTATGTAATTTAGCATAAGGGAGTACTGTCTCTTTAATATGTCCTATATCTTCTCCTAGTGGGTTTAAGAAGTTCTGAAGCTCATCAGCAAAGCCAGAGAGATCATTATTAATAACCTCGTAAGCTGTTTTCATTTCTTTATACCCATTTACAAAGGATTCTTCATAAGGAGTTATGTAGTTAGCATAATCTTTAAACCATTGCTTATCATTTTTGTATTTAGTTTTTTCAGATACTCTAAGAGCATATGGAGCTGTAGTTTCCTCATCTGTTTTAAGATGAGGTTGATCTCCATAGTAGCTCTTAATAGCCTGTTTAGAATATTTATTTCTTTTTTTCATTATAAGGTAGTATTATTGTCTATAATGTAAGACGTGTTAAATATGAGTTTGAAAGACTCATAAGCGTTTTTGAAAGAATTGATCACTACGTTAGTAGGATCAACAATACCTGTATCTATATAGTCAACTTGTTTAAGTGTATTAAAATCATATCCATGATTCTTAATATCAAATATAGTTGGATTAGAAATGTTAGCATTCCTACAAATCTTGTAATAGGGAGCTGTAAGAATAGGTTGGAGTATTGTGGATTTGAGTGAGGCTAAGGCAACACCACCACCAGGAAGGAATCCTGAGTTAACTGCTGTGCGGGTTGCTCCTACTGCATCTTCTAATCTATCATACTGTTCAAAGGCTGATTCAGGAGTTGGTCCACCAGTAAAGATAGTGGCTGCTGTTTTACCTAGAGCATGAGCTCTTCTGAGGTAATCCTCTTGATCATAACCTTCAATAGAGTTAGAGGCTAGGTTCTTAAGATTAGAAATATGTTCTTGTAGATTAGGGGCATCTTCATTGAACAGGGTGAAGGAGTGGGTACCTATGACGATTCTATCTACTGTTCCATCAGAGGATAAGTAAGAGTTAATATCATTTTGATTCTTCTCTATACCACCACCATATCCAGGAGACTGTATAAGACAGATCTGTAGATTCTGTTGCATCTTATTCATCACACAAGTCCTAATAAAGGAATCAGAGAATCTAGGAGCTATAATAACTATAGGTATATTAGATTCAATAGAGATAGAGAGTAACTTAGAGATTCTCTCATTCATAGTAGATTGAGGGTCTTTAGATACGTGTATAAAAGGATTATCAAATACAACTTGTGTATTAACTTTATCATTAATAAAAGCTTGATTAATAAACCCAGCATTAAACTCTGCTCCTTTAGTAACTTCATAATAAGTTCTAAGTGATCCAGAAGGTCTCTCAAGGTATACTAGAGAGTCTAAACCTATCTCTGAGTAGATCTCATAGAATATATCTCCTATCTCAGAAGAGTTGGAAGATATAGTAGCTATGTCTTTAATCTCTTCAGGAGAAGTTACTTTAGTAGACTTGTCTTGAAGTTGGGAAATAACTTCTTCTACTTCAATATCTAGTTCTTTAAGTATTGTAGTAGGATCATCTGACTCTGTTAATTTAGAATAGAAGTGTTCTATAAACTTAGTAGTAAGTAGGGAGGTAGCTGTTGTACCATCTCCACATTGAGCCACTGTTTGATTAGCTGCTGAGATTAAGATCTTAGCACCTATATTGTGTAATGGGTCTGGTAGATTAATAGACTTAGCTACAGATACACCATCTTTAGTAAACTTGATTCTATCGTCTTGGTAGATTGTTACTAACTTACCTTTTGGCCCCATTGTAGAAGTAATAGCATCAGAAGCTATTCTCATTCCTTCAATAATTTTATCTAACTTGTTGGTTATTTTACTCATCGTACATTATTATTTTTCCACTCTTCAGTGTCATATTTATTTAAATAATTTCTAGCCTTAACATTAGGGTCTAGTTCTTTAAACATTCTGTTATTTTGAGAGAGGAAAGCTAATTGATTTTTCTTTGCTTTCTTTTTTAGTTCATATTCTAGTGTATGAGATTCCTCACGAATTGCTAAAGGGTTAATTATAACTGAGGAAACAGCATCAAAGTTACCATCTAAGTTAAAAGCCATTATCTGTCTCATAGTGTGTATACAAGGTATAGTAGATATAATCTTTTGTTTACCAGATAAGGTATCTATATCTTCTAACAACCAATCGTGAGTATCATCTAACATAGTAATCTTGGAATCTTTATTTCCAACAATAACTCCATATTGAGTGATCTTCTGATCATAAATCTGTGTACCTTTTTCATACTTAGGTCTTAGACATAGAAGGTGTAGTTTGGATCTTTTAGCAAAGTAACCTCTACAAAACTCTCCTCTGTTTGCTTCATACCATAAACCTCTAGGAGGATTACCATATAGAGCTATAAGCTTCTCTAAGTTATTGTAGTATTCTTTCTTACCCCCTGAAGGTTTGCCAATGTAGGTAGCTACTAGTGGTGAAGAGACTAAGTATTTATCCCAGTATTTAGGAGCTAACCATACGTGAGTAACTCCAAGAGATTCTCCTTCATCTATATTATCAGATACATATGGATCATGTGTAAATCTATAAGCATCATCTGGAAGTACTCCAGCTATATTAATAGGAAACTCATAAATTACTACAGAACCATCTAAAGACTCTAAATCTTTACGGATTGGAAAATCGGTGAAGAACTCTTGATCATGTACTATATCATACTTAACCTCTTGAGCTTTTTCATTTGCCCAAGATAGTTTAACTGTCTTAGCTAACTTAAGGTACTTTTTACCTGACATAAGATTCTTTTCCTGCTCAGCAGCTTCCTCATAAGGAAGATAGTATCCTCTATCTGATACCCACATATCTGAGGGAACCATAGGATAATTCATCTTCTCTACTCTAAGAGTCTTAGGGTTGGAAGCTTTAGCAGCTTTTTCTCTTCTGACGTTGAAGTGATTCTTAGCTTCTTCTAGTTTAATATTTCCTTGTGCATCTCTGTACTTATCAGTGAAGGTCATATAGGCTGGTAGGAAGAATCCTATTTTACCTGTATGTTCCCATTGATCATCATAAGTTACTAGGTTGTAATCGTGAGGGCTAGTAAACATCTCCTTAGAAGGTTGTATAAGATCTATATTACCTGAGGTACCTAAGAATACTTGTACTCCAAACTGTTCGCCATCAGTAGTTACTGTTGCTACGTTAGAGTTATAAGCTTCTATTAAATTGGAAGTAAGGCCACATTCTTCCACCATAGACAATACATATCTACCCCCTGCTCCTGCCTCTGCACCAGACTTTTTATTAGAGGAATAAGATACGTGGTATACTTTAGAACCAGAACCAAATCCATCAACCCATCTACCTTTAACTTTCTTCTTGTATTTGTGTTCCCAAGGCTTCTCTTTATTACCAGCCTTAGTCTGTCCCTGCATATCTTTATAAAATACATTGGGCATATAATCTTCTTCTCCAAACTTACCCCAAACTCCAGTATCTTTATTAGAAGCAAATTCATTCATACACTCAACTATCTTAGACATAAATTCACCAGACTTATCTGTATCTCCTGAACCTAAACATATCTCTACTTTAGCAGGAAATTCAATTGAGTCTTTAGTATAATACTTAGCTGAGTCTACAGAAAGTGCATGTAAAACTTCTCCTACAGACATGTAATAAGAGTTATGAGTAACAATGTGATCTCCTGCTAGAAACAGAGAATCTGTATTGTCTACACCTATACACACTGAAGGTTTTACAGAAGTAGATTCAATAGATACAATTCCATTTTTATTAATTTTAGATTTTTTATATTTAGTAAAAGGAGTTTTCCAATATCCTTTTTTCCTTTCTAGATTAAATATAGGAAAATTAGGTTTGTAAGTTACTCTGTAATAGGGCTTGCCATTAACCATTTTTACAGTAAATAAAGTCTTTATTCCTAAACTGTGAGCTAGAGATTGAACATCTTCAGACAACACTTTTAGTTTAGAAGTAGACTCTACATGTTTTTCATCAGAATAACCATCTCCATCCATATAACCTTTTAAAAGTTCTAGCCTCTGTTCAATAGAGCTATACTTATAAATTTCTGGTATATGTTTATTATTTAAAACATTTAACTCTCTTAGTTGATTTTTAAGGGGGTTAGTATTTTTACCTAAATGTTTATTCTGATTCTTATAAGAATTAATACAATAAGTAGGACAAGTCTTAGAAGAGTTTTCATTTACTTGTACATGTAAATCATATTGTTCTGCTATTTTATATACATAGTCTTTAATTTCTACATCTTCTGTAGTTATCCCTGTATTGTGAGAGTTGCCATAAGCTAACCACAATCCAAGATAGTAAGGGTCTATGGGTAAGTCCTTATTTGGATAGTTTATAGCTTCTTGTTGTTGTACAAAATATTTAGTATCTCTTTTACCATTAGGTCTTTGATACCCTAAATAATTATCTTTGATATTTTTTAACTCTGTAGTAAACTTTTTACCACTATTTTTAATTAAAGTCCATAAGTGGCCTCCTCCACATTCAATTTCTCTACCGTCTGCAAAAGTAATTTTATACTGCAATTGATCTTTATACTCTGTTTTAGAAAGTATATTTGTAAGTTTTCCGTCTGCTCCGTAAACCTTATCCCCGACATTGATGTCTTTAATAGGTATGGGGCCATTTTCAGTGTATACAAGTGTATTTTCTTCCAGATCTTTTCCGCCTCCTCTTGATCCGAGACATTGGAAATTCTTAGCTGAATTGAGGTAGAGTGGAAGTCCTAAAGGTTCTTTATGTGTATTCTTAAGGTACTTAAGAGGTTCTACATAGTCTTTAAGAGTACCATCTAACTTAATTACAGATAAATCTGGATCTTCTGGTATACCTTCTGCTTTGTAGGTTAGGGCTAATACATTACAGGTTCTGTCTTCATCATCTTTGAATCCAGAGAATCCCTTAGCTACCAACATACCATAAGCCAGTTCCCACTCAAGATCTCTGACTAAAGGTTTAATCTTCTTTCTTTGTTTAGTCTTGTGATCTGTATCTATTATAATGGAGAAGTTACCATAGAAATAGAGAGTAGGTGGCATATACCTATACTCCCCCCAATCTTGGGCCCAATGGCCTTCTATAACCCTTCTTTTGTGTTCTTTCCAATAGGATATATACCTGTTCTCATCAGCAGGATTAATCTTTTCTAGTGGTATTACCCACCTAGACCTATCTTCAATTACTACCCACCCTTCTTCATTAAGCATTATTTTGATCTTTTAATTCCTCATAAAGTTTTTTAGCATACTCTAAAGGGGACATGTAAATATCTTGAGGTTGTGATTTAGGTGGAGCTAGTTTTTTAAGTCTTTTTTTCTTCATACTTTATAATTTTTTTTGCTCTGCTAAACTTTCTCTTCTACCCCCATAAATTATAGAACTATCTTTCTTTGAAGTAGAGTATCTTTCTTCAACTTTTTCAAATTCTTCCCACAGCTTACCTGACTTGGATAGAGCAGTATCAATATCTTTCATATTGTCTATAGAATATTCTACAGAGTTAAGATAGTCTGATCTTCTGATCAGGAAGTTCTTAGTATCTGTTAGAGACCTCCTTAACGCAGGAATACATGTATAGACATAAGATTCTATACATGTTTTAATAATCTCTAGATCAGGATTAAATTCAGGATAATAGTTTTGAATTGCTTTAAGTCTTTCTGGGAGTTGAAGTCTGTAGAGTTTATTTTGCTCTGGATCAGATTCAGTAAGGAAGACTATAGACCACATAGTACGGGAGTAGTTAAGGTCTTTATTATTGTGTAGTTCTTGGAAAGGAGTTATATACTTGATCTGAGGGTTGATTTGGTCAAAGTCCTCTTCAGGATCAAAGTTATCTGGTATTAGTACAAAAGTATCATTCATTAAGTGAGGGGTTTTCCATTTCTATCAGTTAAGGAATATACCTCTGCATTCCATTGTAAATTAAGAGTAGTTTTATCATCAAAAGTGATAGTACAGGATTTAGAAGTATTATAAGAATCTTTACCTGCTCTCTTAGCCTGTGTAGTTACTTTATTAGGTGTGAACTTAACTGTAACTTCTTTAGATAGTTTTTGAAATTTATGTACAGAGCAACTACAACCACACTTAACATTAGTAATAGCTTTAGTAAAGGTCTGAGTTATAATCTGTACTTTTTGTTCATGTATTCTACCTAAATTTATAATTCTTTTTTCCATAAGTGTTAGAATTTACCCTTAGGACAGGGTTTGTTTGAATTGAACATTTCAGTGGCTGAGCAACCACATTCAGTGCATTCCTCATTAAGATAACATTCAGGACACTGAGATACTTTAAATTTAACATCTTCTATATGTGTATCGTTGAAATGTTTAGAGTATTGTCTCTGTATGAAAGTTTTGTAAGTACCTACCACAAAGTGGTAGGCATTACTTAAGGTAAGGTTTTGCACAAAATTTTTAATCTTCATCAGCAGGAAGTACATATTCTATTTCTTGAGAACCTACAGATAAATATCCATATGCTGGATTCTCAGGATTAATAGGTGGGTAATTAGATTTATACTTAAGTGGGTGCAAGAATGCTTGTGGTATTTGAATAGTAGCATTATCACCTCTACCTGTTGCCCTACCTACTGTAGGCTTTCTTGAAAGGAGTACTGTATCTCCTACATTAATATCTTCAATAAACTTAGGCACAGAGACTACTACAGCTCTCTGAGTATAGGGGAATGGGGATTCCATCTCTCCTACATAGGATACTCCATTATTAGTTGGGATACCTACTTGCTCTAGATTTGGGAGAATAATACCATTCTCATCTTTCTCTAAAGGCTTAAGGAATACCCTCACTAGTACTTTAGACCTTGCTCTAATAGAAGTATAGTCTGGATCTAAGGTGTAGTTTCTATCGTTGAAAGCGTGGATAGCATCATCAAATTCTTGGGAGAAATCAAAAGATGTAGTATCTAATGGTGCTTCATGTGAAGCTGGCTCATTTCCAAGAGTTTCTGGAATAGGCTTAAGCTTATTGTCATTCATTATATCTTTAAGGTTTACCTTACTTGATTTTTTACTTTTACTCATCACTAATATTTTTTAGTAGTTGGTTATAAAATTCCTTGAATTGTTCTACATTTGTTTTTCTAGCTAAGGCTTTATCTCTATATCTGATAGTCCTCTTAACGGGTATGTAGAACTTTAAAAACCCATCAATCTTGATTCCCTTCTTAGTTTCTAAGGGGTGTGTAATAAAGTATCTTAAAATTTCCCAGAAATGATTTATTATGAAGTCAATCTTTTTCTTGGGGATATGTTTAAGTTCTTTATAAGTTAAATACTTAAGATCTTCTTTATCTTTTGGTATCATTCTATAATTAATTCTTCTACATCCTCAGATACAATAACTTCCATACCATGATAATGTTCTATACCTTGTAGAGGATTAATGTTTCTTGATTCTAGTAGCTCTGCATACTTCTCAGGAGATAAGAGTAATCTTTTAGGAGTGCCTCTTTCAATCTGTCTAAAATGTCTTTCCTCAAATAGGATCTGATCTATAATATTACTCATTACTAATTATTTTAATTGGAAAACTTAAATCTATAAGGAACTCTCCATTTTTCTTAAAACCTGACTTGACTTTATCTTGTAAATCTCTTATTCTTTTATGAGGAACTAAGTCCCTCGGATCACCAACCAAGAATCCTTTATTTACAAGTGAGTCTTTGATGTGTGTGAATCTAGAATTTGAAATCTTCATCTTGAGTCTAATAGCCTTTCTGTAATTACCATTGGTATGAGACTTATTAGGATCAGCTGCTAGAATGTGAGATAACAGCTCTATATCAGAATCAGATAAGGTATTCACTGTTATATTCAATATCTGCAGATAACATCTCCAGAAAGAAATCTCTCCAACTTCTTTAAATTGGGTATTCATATTCATCTTCATACTACAAATATATAGATAATTATAAGAATAAGGTAGAAATTGTTTACTTTAAGTTAAACAATTGGACCTTATTATTACGAAAACCTGTACCTTTGAAATATACTTTGGAGATATCCAAAGGAACACCCTTGTGTTCTTTGGGGATACTGTAGGGCTTCTGTCAGGGGTCTTTCTTAGCAGAAATGATTAAAAATTTAAAGGTTATGAGTGAAAAAGAATTAACTTTAGAAGAAATAGAGAGTTTAACAGAGGATTTAGCAGAAAAATTCTTTAAAAGAAAGTCTAAACAAGGTAGACATATAATTTTAGGTAGATACTGTGCTGAAAAAGGTTGGTTAGTAGAAGATAGTAAGGTATTAGGTGTAAAATTATGTAGTTTAGATAATTGTGGGTCCTGTAAGCTGTTTAAGAAGGGTTTTGAGGAGTTAGGTAAAGACTTTAAATATGGAGAAGAGTAGAATTTGTTATATAAGAGGTAATATTGTAGAAAAAGAGGGGCAATTTATCAATTGTGCTGATCATAGGTGTAATAGCTGTAAATATATAGCTGATTATATAGAAGAAAGTGATAGAGATGTAGTGGGTCAGTATATGTTAGATTAAAATATAAGAGTGAGTGGCTGAATTGGTTAAGGCAGCAGTCTGCAAAACTGTTTTTTAGGGGTTCAAATCCCTTCTCACTCTCCAGACCGCTTGTGTAAGTGGTTTTTTGCTACCTTAGGCATTGACTGGGGGTACATCTATAAACGGTGTGCCCCCTTTCTTTATTTAGGAGAGAAAGCCCCCCCCCCTTAACCTTAAAGTATTTAGGCAGTAGATCCGTGGGGGAGTAAAATTACTTGAGGATTGTATGTGTAGGGGCTACCCAATACCCACCCCCCTACTAAATTCTGTCAAGGAAGTACCCCCACTTCCAATTTTTATTAAAAATTAAAAATATTTCAATCATGGCTAATTTTCAAAATTTAACTAACTTAGAAGAAACTAAAGCAACACCAGTTAGTAATTCAGCAGTAGCTGCTAATGAGTACTGTTCTAATGCTAATAGGTTAGTAGTGGCAATAGCTGGTGCAACAGGCTTAGATAACATCTTTGTAGGTAGAGAGGCTAAGAACAGAGACGGTGAGGTATATGTTAAACATAGCCTAAGTACTGAAGGGTACAACCAAGTAGTTGCAGCTCTTAAGGCTTAATTAGAACTATACACAGGGTTAAAAGCCCTGTGTATATTCTTTTATTAGTCTGATTTAGTTGACTTATACTGGGCGTAAGCCCTCTAATAGTCTATTAATCAACATAATTAGTGTATAATAAGGAGTGTAGAGCTGAAATTGGGCTTCTAAGGTGGTTTTAAGCCTGTTTAAGAGGTTTTTATTGGGATTTAGTAGTTAGTGGTGTAGTGAGGAGTGAAGTGTGGTTACTACACCTCCTACTGACCTACACTAACTATTCAAACAATCAATATCAGTCAAATTTAGACTGTTTACATACAATACAATAAAATAAACTTTTGGTAGTATACACCATAAAGTTTATCAGCATAACAGTACACAGGCTATTATTTATCCTTAGCCACTTGATCGTAGTCCAGGATTGACTACAGGAACAGCTGAATCCTTGAGCGAAGCATACGCTGACAGACCGTATACCAAGTCTGTCACTTTTTATTTTCTCAATCCATTAAATTTACTAATCATGGAAAATATCATTCAAAAATACTATCTAGAACCAAATAGTGTACTAGTTAAATTGAATCCTGCTATCAATGGTCAAGTAGATTGTTGGTTTGATGCAGTTAAAAATAATAAAACTATTAGACAACATAGATCTATAGCTGTAGAAGATATTGATTCAAATGATGATTCAATATTAGAAGCAGTTATAATTACTAATTGGGCTAATTTATAATACCTTGACCTAAGCAAGTCGGAAACTGCCTTAATTAACAACCTGGAAAGTTACAAGGTGAACAGTAAATCTATGGAAATGTATTAATACTATAAAGAGTATTATATAATAGAGCCTTGTTGCATTGTAAGAATGCAAATGGATAAAAGTCTGGACTAGATAGACTATAATTGTTGGTTCGATCCCAGCACTTTCCACTGTATTAACCAATTAGTCAGCAGAAGCTGATGTAACAGAGAATCTATGAATTATCTATTTAGATAGATAATTAGGGGGATTACTTTGAGAGATGTCTAGTAATAGATATGAGAGAGACTGTAGGCTCTTATTGGTTAATACTTTTAAATACAATATACAACTGTTCTTATCCAATTTGCTGGGTGTCCTAGAATTAGGGTACAGAAGTTATATGTGCTAAAGGCTTGAATAAGTACGCACAATAATATAATTAAGTCTAAGCAGACTTGTAAGAACATTGTATATTTTTTAATTTACAAATCACATACAATAGTATAAAATATACAATAAGCAGAAGACCACTAGAAATCTCACAATAGAAGTAGAATGGCTGGTGTGACCCAGACTAATACTTCTGCTTATTTATTTCCCAATCTTTAAATCTATTTACAATGAAATCAACTGGATTAAAACAGGGAGTAATTTACTCTCATACAGAAGTAATGAATTGGTGGAATAAAATGTCTTTAGAAGTTCAATTTTATAAACTAATAGAATCTAAAGTAATAGACAATGCTACTAGACATCCTGATACATTATCAGCACTTGAAATCTTAGAAGTATATTCTTTTCACCATTAAATCCCTTAACAATGAATAACAGTTTAAATTACACACCAAACCCTAATTGGAACAATGGAGCTTTATTCATTGTTCTTATGTGGATATTATTAATAATCAATATAATCTCCTAATCATGATATTATTACCCTTCATCATTATTTTACCTTATTTATGGTTAGATAATGATATAAAGATATTTAACTAGATAATGGATCATCAAGTTAAACACTTAGCTCACAGTCTTAATTGATTGTGGGCTATTTTTATTTCACCTTTAAATTAATTGATTATGATATATTTATTAGTAATATTTATATTAATTTTAATAATGTTATATCCACTTTTTAATGGAAATCCTATAAACCACATTAGTCATCAAGATCTTATTAATTGTAAAAACAATAAACATATGTTTAATCATCCTGATCACCCAGGAGGAGAGATAGAGTGTTCAATATGTGGATTTACAATGGATGACCCTATTTACAGTAAATAAATTATTTCACCCTCAAATTAAATAACAATGTTAATACCAATTACAAATGCAGAAGGCTTTACACAACTAGTAGAAGCTGGTATAAATCCAAACAAACAACCTGAATCAAGTTCAGTAAATGAACAAGGTGAAGCTATTACAGTATTTAGTGTATCACAAGAGATAGCTAATAAATTCTCAGCAACTGAAACTATTTAATCATGGATAAAGATCAATTAAAATATCAACAGCTTAAGCAGGCTATTGATATTGCTCAGATTAACCTACATCAGTGGTTTAGAGATCAAGCTACTAAAGATGGTAGATATCTAATAAAAGTAGATACTTATGGTGATAATCAATCACTCAGTTTTGATAAGTTTAAAATTGCTAGTGATTACCTTAAATTTATAGATGATGATTACAGTAGAGCAATACTATTAGATAAGACTAAACACAATACAGAAGAATAAAGAATCTGGCAGAAAGCCACACCAGACTGCTTTAAATAGCACCATACGCTTAATGTGGGTCTGGTTTTATGGGGCTGCGCTAGACGGTACTAGCTTTGAAGTAGGGAGTTCGATTCTCCTCAGTTCCACAATGTAATAAGAGTAGGCAATTAATTATTATTAATCCTTTGGTAAGTAGGTAACTCTCAAAGTCCTACTCTTATTTTTAAGAAGCCCTACTTTATCCAACAGTATCTATAGTAACGCTGTGTAAGTGGTAAAGTAGGAAGACAACGGTATCCCTATTTATAGGGGTAGACAATGCATCTCTGTTCAATTAGGTGTAACAACCCTTAAGTATAGATAGTTATAAAAGTCCGTAAATACCCATGTTTAAATTGGGAGTTAGTTGTGGCGGTGATTATGACAATATTCTAATTGTGCGAGCTCTACCTATTTAATACACTAGAAACAGTGTAGAGGTAGAGTAACATTAAAAACTAATAAATTATGGTAATCAAAGAGTTAGCAAGACTAATGCCCTTACAAGAGGGAGAACAAGCTATTATGTCTAATTTTAATATGTCTTTCAAAGAAAGAGTCAGAACTATTAGACATAAGAGAATTAGAGAAGAGATAGAATTTAATAAAAAACAATTTAAAAACACAGTATATGGAAACTAAAAAATATTTTCTAATTACTACTATATCGTGGTTTATTTCAGCTATGTGGTTTCAATATCTTAATGAAAATATAATAGCAGTTATATCTATTACAGGAGCTGCTATTTTATTTGGTATAGTTGCTATATTAGATGAAATTAGTAAATTAAAATAATTATTAATCCTTAAATCATATTACAATGAAGTATTTTTCAACATTATTCTTAGTATTGTTTACAACAGTATTAAGTTTTTCACAAGTTAAGTTTGAATTTAAGAGTACTATAAACTATAGTACTATTACTATCAATTCTACCTTTGCAGAACACAAACTGCTAGGTAAGGCATTAACACCTGTAGATAATAGCCTAACAGCTATTGAAACAGGAGTAGACAACACTGTAGACACAGGTATTGATTTTATTAATCAACATTTAGGTACAGATATTAACACTGAAACTAATACTAATCTTGATCCAGTCAGTGATTGGATTAATAAAGATAGAGTATTTAGTGCTACAAGGTACACAGTTGGCTCTGAAGGGACGATCTATTACTCAGGCATAGGTATGTCTGGAACTGTAGAGTTCGGTTACTCAAACCTAACTATAGCCACTGTAGGAGCTAGATTAAGAGCTTATGTAACACCAGAGATTATTAATCTCTTTGGTGGAGACTTAGAACCATTAAATTTAGGTAATTTATCACTTAATTGGTTAAGAGCACTAGAACTAGGATATTCTCAGAATATTACTTCAGAACAAATATTATTAACTAAAGGAATTAGTAGTAGTATTAACGCCAGACTAAATTTACTATTTGAATATAGTAAGAATTACAAATCTAATGCTATCTTTGGATTATATTTTGAAGGTAGTAAATCATTAACTACAGACATCTCAGATCAAATAAGTATGGGATTATTCTATCAATTTTAAAACAAACAATACTATGAGCAAATACTCTTATTTATTAACTTAATTAAAATTATTTCTCATGAGAATTACAATCGTATTAGCAGTACTATTTACACTCAATCTTAATGCTCAGAATCAAAAAAAATATTTACCTTTTCCAACTAAAGTACTAAACTCACTAGCTACATCTTATGGTGTAGATGTTAAAGTATTAAAAGCTGTAGTTAACAAACATAACTATGATGATATTAATATTATTTCAGCTATACCTGAAGATGGTTATGAGTGCCTGGTTTCTAATAAATCTACAGATGATGGATTCTATATTTATAAAAATAGATATGCATTAGCTAAAGGAGTATGTCTATACTTACAATGGTTAAACTCTCCTCACCTGATGATAGATGAAGATACTGAGCTTATTGACAATGGTGAACAATTTGATCATGTACCAATTCCAGAAACTGAAGATACTGATGATGTAGAACTATATTTTAATATAGAACAGGGATCTACTTCATCTTGTAAACCAGGGACTACTTGTGATCAATTAAACCAAGAAGAAAAACTATTAGCTGAAATATCTAATACTAAAGCTTCTAGACACAGAGTACAAACAGGGATAGCTGAATATATAATTTCTGAATTAGCTAATGATTCTACTAATATAAATATAGTTAAATATGAGATAAACTCAGAACTAAATAGAATAGAAACATTAGATAAAGATATTCAAAAATTAGATTATCAGTTAAAACAATTACAAGACACTAATCCTGAATCCACCTCTTTGACAGTGAGGTAACAGTAGAAGTACTGGGTTTAGGTATAAGAGGGTAGCTAGAGTTTACGAACTCTAGTCCTCTTATTTTTTTCAACCTTAAATTAAATAACAATGTTTAAATATCTTATTAAAAAAAATAAATACTCTTTTATATTTGCTATTATAGCAATTGTATCAATGGGCACTTGTAATGCTCAAGACTGTTGGTTTAGAGTATTTGAACACCAATGCTTTGAACCTCAGATTGATTGTAACTATACAGCAGATATAGTACCACAAGCTCAATACAGAGTCTTAAATGGTTGGTTCTGGATTAAAGGTAAAAGAGGTATACAATACCAATATACTGTAACAGGTAGTAATTGTAATGTACAATACAGTATTTGTGATGCTGGAGATTTTACTCAAGGATTTCATCTTGAACCTGTATGTAGAATAACTGTATTAGATACAATACCTGAATGTGGATTAGATCAACAATTTAATTCAACAGAGTATGTACACCATTGTACTTGTGACACTACTTATAGAATCACTTATACACCATTACCTAGTTATGCTGTATTTGATACACTAAGCACTTGTAATACAGTAATTAATCCTAACACTGTTGATAGTCTTCTGACTGTTAATAATTGTGATAGTATTATTTATACACACACTATACAATTAGAGCCTTCTAGAGATACTGTAGAGTTCCTTGGTTATCAAGATGAAATATTTAGTGATACTCTTACTAATCACTTAGGTTGTGATAGTATTGTAATTACTATTATTACAGCCACTGATATACAAGAGTTATCAACTCTGATCCAAGAGTTTCCAACTATTATAGATACTAATGATGATGGTCCTAATACTGTTCCTAATAATACTACATCTTCTGATTATACTCCTGTAGATAATACAGATTCAGTAGAACAGATTCCTGAAGTAACCTATCCTTTTAGTAAGGCTACTCTTAGTTATTATTTACCAACAGCTTTTTCACCATTCAACCAAGATGGTGTTAATGATGAGTATATAATACTATCACCACATAATTCATCTTCTGTATTTATAGATAGAGTTCAAATATTTGAAAGATGGGGAGGTAGATTAGTATTAAGTAAGAACACACTTATGACTGATGAGAGTATAGGATTCAATCCTACTCAACCAGGAGTATATGTAATTATTGCTACAATTAATGAAATACAGTATAGAGAAACTATTACTGTAACATTATAATAAGAGGGGAGTTAATTCTCCCCTTTTAATTTTAAAAACTTAAAACACATACAATGGAATTAATTACCAAAGAAGAGTACACAACAGAAAATGAAGTAGTATATACTAAAGTAATAGCTACTAAAGATGGTAAAAATATTATTACTGGAGAAGAAGTTGAAAAACATTGTGATACTTTTGTTACAACTATCAACAGAAATGATAAAGGTTTTATACCTAATAGAGTAGATAATATTACTAACAATATTATTCAATTAGAAACAATACAAGATACTTCTACCAAACAAATTACAACTAAACCCCCTAACAGGAAGTTTAATTAAGATATATATGTTGTTTGTAATACACACGTTTTAACTCAAAACCTCTAGTGCCATAGAGCCTGATTAATATTGGGGTGTGTAATTTTTAACTTAAAACTTAAATTATGAAGATTGTATTTACATTATTACTGTTTATATTTACAGTAAGTTTACAATCCCAAAACCTGATTAATATTGATGTAGATAAATCAGATCCTAGATCTGATATACAAATCATCAATGACACTTTAGATATTGTATTAACTAATTTCCATGCTAACAGAGTTAATAATGATACTCAAATTACAGCTGGGAATATTCAAATTACAAGAGTAGATGGATTATATAGCAAACCTATTGGGGATAAGCTCAGTAGTAGGGATAATAGTAATAGTCTTTATAATTTTAAAGGGTCTGCTCTCAAGAAGAATAAAAAACAGAAAAAACTGGTAAGATTCAAACCAAGACAAAAGAGATCACGTATATCTAAGTATAGTAAATGCTATACATTTTAAAACAAAATAAAATATTTCAATTATGTTTACACTAGTAATCAATTTAAAAGGAGCAATATCCTCAATTATTAAAGCTGTAAAGACTACACCAGCTGATCAGAATAAGAGAAACTTAGTAATGACTACTCAATTCCAAAATGGAGATAAAGCTATAGGAGCTGAAACTTCATATACAAATCTTGGTAAAAAAATGACTACTGATTTTGAAATCGTTAGATCTCAATCTCAACATGTTAGAACTTTATCTACGGAGACTGTAGATCACTATATGCACCCTAGAAACCGTCATAAAGACCTCCCTAGAGGAGCTTTTTCTGCAACTGGTAATCTTATACTACATGTAGAAGATCTTGTAAGAGATACACTTAATGTGGGTAGAGGAGTTAATATTAAAGAATATTACAAGCTACTTCAACCTGGTGAATATGTCTAGCTTTATGAACCATATAAAACTTCCTAATTTTATTGATATAGGTAATTTATATAATAAAAACATAGGCACTTCTATAACCCTTTCAGTAGATGCCTATTGGGAGATACATGGTAGATTAGTAAAAAGAGGGAGAGTGAAAGAAGCTACTCAACTTATAGAATCATGTGGTCTACTATTGGCTGCTAAATTAAATTAAAATTATGAATACCTTAAAAGAAATGCTTTCAAAGACTTGGTTAGATTTAGTATTGATAGGATTAGCCATACCATTTATTAAAGTATTTGATTTTGCTACTTTTACAGTAGGATTTTTTACAAGGACGGCTATAGCAGGAATTTTAGCAATACTAATAAAGAAATTAAAATCATGAAAACAATTACTATTTCACTACTCATGATGTTTGGATTGACATCATTATTAATAGACAAGACAGAACCTTATATCCTATCAAACTCAGAGATCAGTCTCATAAGCCTAGTGGTCCTAGCAGAGGCAGGTGTTACCGCCAATCAGTTTGAAAGAGATTTGATTCTTGAATGTATAATTTATAAAAAATACTTATGGGATAAGGATAATCTTAAAACATTTGATCAATATTTCAAAGCTAAGCCCTTACATTTTGATGGGTACAATATTAGGAAACGTTACGTGGGTCATCCTCAATTAGCTAACGTTACCAGAGATATATTATTTAGGCTTGATTCTGACAAAGAGTTTTACCGACCCATTAGGTATTTTCACATTGTAAAGACTTCCACTAATAAATCACACATCATAGACGTACTGATGAAGTGTATTAATGGAGATCTGACGTACGTTAATAAAAGCACAAATCTGAAACTACTGCATGATATTTTTGAGGATAATAGTCCTCCTGAAGGTTATGTAGATTATAGAAGTAAATTTAAAATATAATCATGGTAAAGAATTTCTTTGAAACAATTCAGGAAAACATCAGATCTCTTAAGAAAATTAAGAGATCTGTTCTCAAGACAAATCCACAAGCATTTAATAATGCTGTTGAGATTATTAAACTTGACATCTCTAAGGTTAAGGCCCACAAAGGTAGGACTAAACTAAAACATCAATTAAGTGATCAAATCAAAACTCTAGAAGATAATTTACTTCTAGAAGATTATCACGTATTAGGTAACAATGCTGATATACAAACAGCACTAAAAAGAATTAGAGATGGCCAAAAATAAAAGTCCTAGAAGAAAAAAAGGAAGTTTTAATACATTGAATAGCCCCTTAATTGGGACTTTGATACCAGGTGAGTCTGATTTATACATAGTCAAACTTAATAAGCCTAAAGCCTTAGGATCACTAGTAACCTTTTTTACCACTCACATTAATTACTCCGAGGAGCACATAGAATTTAAACGTGCCAGCAGAGAATTAAAAGAGTTAGAATCCCAGTTACCAACTGATTCTAAAATTATTTTATCCAAAGAAATGGAAGATATAAAGAAAGATGTAGATAAGCGTAAATCAGAATTGAACACGTTATTTACTGCTGCTTTAAAATCCAATACTGAAGCTAAAATAACTTCTATTTTGAAGGGTAGAGTCCTCTCTTACGAATTTGAATCTTCTAAGAAGACAAATCGTAAAATTAAAAGTAGATTAAGTACTAACCGTAGAAAAAAAGGTAAGTACCTTACTGTTGTTCAAGTAACTAAATAAAGAACATTATTAAAAATTAATTCACAAATTTAAATTAAAATTAAATTATTATGGAAAATTCAAATCAAAATTCACCAGCAACAGTTACAAATCAAGCAACTGAAACTTTTACAGGAGTAACTAGAGTACTAGACTCAGGTATTAAGATTTCTAAATCTCCAGTATCTATTGATAGTATCGGAGATCACAAGTTCAAAGAATGTCAATCAGTTCAAGTACGTCAAGTAGTAACTACTACTTACCCTTCAAAAAGAGTAAATAACTCTAATCAAGATAATCTATTTAGCCCTGAAGCTTTTGGATTTGAAGATGGTTCATCTTATGATAGTAACCGTGTAGCTTGGTTAGATGTTCCTAATGGAGTAGATCAAGCTGCTGTAAAAAAGTCTCTTGATGCAGTAAATGGTGGTACTATTTACAGAATGCTTTCAACTGATGTACTCGATGTACTTACTGAAGGTCAGAAGGCTGCTATTGAAGCTGACGCACTTCCAAAATCTACATTAGAATCATTTCAAGCTGCAAGAGTAGTTAGAAATGCTGATGGTGAGGTAGTAACAAAAGCTGGTACTGATCAACCTTTGTACTCTCAAAATTTCTGGTCACAAGATGTAAATAAGCAGGATATTGACTATACTGCTGTTCCTAAGGCTGCAGATGGTGAGAAGAATGAGTTTGGTGGGTAATCAAATTTAATGTCATTAAAGAGAGAGTATTAATTTACTCTCTCTTTATTTTTTAACCTTTATTAAATTAAATATTATGGATGGTTTTTTGCAGGATTTTTTATGGGACTTATTGTAATATCAATATTATTTGGTGTTTATGTAAGTATTCCTAATAGTGATGTAACACTTAAATCTAATAACAAAGTAACGCCCGAATTACACATTACTTATATTAATGGTGTATCTGATACTACTTATATTTATAAACCTATTTCAAATTAACAACAATGAATTACTTTGATACTTTCTTATTACTACAACTATTTATGGCTCAAAGCCCTGATGAGTATGTAGGTAATGACTCAGTAAAACTACAACATATAATTAATGGTAAAGTTAATTGGAATTCTAACTTAGATACCCTACAAGCTGAAGAACTAATTGATGAAGATCACATAGTAACAGCTAAAGGAAGAGCTCTAGCAGTTTCTAAGCTTGAAGCTGATTACGCTAATAAGTATTCTAATATCAATATAGATACTTTACTTAAAAATAGCTCAGTGGCCTTTAAAAGAGTTCTAAAGAGAAAATTAGATACTAACTTAAAACCAATTAAAGTTAATCTACCTTTTAAAAAACTTGTAACTAATGGAAGCTAATGATACAATAGAACATTACCCTAATTGGTTAGCTAAAAAAGGAAATCCTAATACTGTTATACTAATTAAATTCAAAGGTTATGTAGAACAAAATGGATCTAGAAAATCTTATAATTATAACTATACTAGGTATAATTGTGAGGAGTGGTTATGCCAAATAGGGATAGGTGAAAGAGCTATACTTAGGTTTAGAGTACCAGCTGAAAAAACTAAATCATTTAGTTACTCCTATTCTCCAGCAAGTACTGTTACAGAACCTCTTAATCCTGTGATAGATAGTCGATATAAAATGAATGTAGATCCTGCAGATAAATTTAATAAGTCTGTATTTGATCACAATCAAAGAGATAAAGAGATAATTAAGAAACTTAAAAAGATACTTAAGACTAGTAAAAATATTATTATGTCTCAAGGTATTAGATTAAGAATTAATTATATGACTAAACCACATGGTTCAATCCATGATGGACTTAATTATGGCACAGTAGCAGATTGGAGAAATTGGAGACTCCAAAATAAAGCTCTGGCACAATGTATCAACACTTTATTAAATGAAGAAAATGAAAAAAGCAACAGTAACTAGTACAGTTAAAGCTGAAGTTAAAGATAAAATTATACAATTAGATATTCCTAAAGGTTATGTAGTAGAGTCTATCAATGATCCTGAAGGTAAAATAGTTTTAGCATTTAAAAAACTAATTAAATCCCCTTTTAAAATAACTACAGTAGAACAACTTAAGAAAATACCTATAGGTAGTATTCTTCAGTATATTAAAAAAGGTTTACCTGTAACTCATAAATATTACCGAAGAACTGTTAAGGTAGTTAATCATAGAAATGGAGCTCTCTACGCAGATCTAGTAACAGGTCAAGGATCTGGTAGTTTTTCATACAGTAGTTTAATCTCAGGTTTTAATATAAGTGTAATTTCAAAACCAATTACTGGACCAGTTAAAATAGGAGATACTATTAGATTTATTCATAATCGTAGAAGCCTAACTAGAGTAGTTAAACGTATAGATCTTACAAACAGACCTCAAGTAATGTTAGACAATAGATTAACTACAATTTTTAGTTACAATATTACTAAAAGAAAATAATTATGAAGAAATCTAAAAAAGAAGATATACTTTATAGAATACCTGAAGGCTATGAAGTACAATCTATTGGAGATCCAGAAGGTCATATTGTTTTTAGCCCTATAGTAGTTAAAAAAGAAATTGATATTGAGGGTCTTTTTAGATTTATAGATATAACTAGTACAATCTTTTTAAAAGGAGTGTCTGTTGGGTCTATTTTAAGATTGACTAGAAGAAAATCATCTACTAAATCAATACTTTATATTAAAATATTGAGTAATGAAGACAGTCAATTTTCGTTTAAACAAGGTATTAATACTGGTTTTATAAATTATAATAGATTAATAAAATTACATAAAGTAGATGTTATGACTTCTGAAGATTCTATTAATTTTGAAGTTTCTAAAAATCTTAAAACACTTATACCTATTGAAAAACCTAAACCATCAAATGGTCCTAGAGTTGAAGTGGGTGATTTTATTTGTCTTACTAGTAATAGTAGTTATACTAATTCAGAAGTTATTAAAATTGATGCAGGAGGACATCCCTGGATAAAAAATAAAAGTGGAATTGATTCTGCAATAACTAGGAATCCTTATACTTTAGTAAGTAAGAAACCTATTACTCATACTAAGAGTGACAAAACTACAGCAATAGGAAGTTTAGGTGATGATCTTATTTTAAAGAATCTTACTTATGATCCAAATGGTAATAAAATTACTTATCACAATGTTGATGGAGAAACTAAAGAATTTATAATACCAGATTCAGACACTATAGAAGAGGCGGAGAAAAGTTTTAGTTACAATGCTAAACTTGTTGAAAAAGATGATCCTTATAGGTGGAAAACTTATGGTTCTAAAGATTTACTCTTTTAAATAATTAAATAATGAAGTACAAACACGTATTATTTGATATGGAGGGTGATGGAATGCACCCTACTAAAATACATTGTATGAGTTTTTGGTTAGATGGAGAATTTAAATCCACTACTAATTATGATACAATGAGGTACGTGTTGTTAAATACAGAAAATTTATATGGACACAATATTATATTGTGGGATATACCACACTTAGAAAGATTGCTGAATATTAAAATAACAGCACGAGTAATAGATACTCTAGCTTTGTCTTGGTATCTATACCCTAAGTTAAACAGACACGGTTTAGCTGTATGGGGAGAATATTTTGGAGTACCTAAACCTAAAGTAGAAACTGATGAGTGGTTAACTCCTGTAAAGAAGTTAGGCGAGTCATCTAGAATGTTTGAACAAAGAGTTCAAGCACACTCAGAGTTGATGTTACACAGGTGTGATCAGGATACTCGTATTAATTTTAAACTTTGGGAAAAACAAGAAAGTAATTTATTAAGTTTATATAACAATGATATTGATCAGGTTAATAAACTAATAGATTATTTAAGCTTCAAATTAAAATGTGTACAACTAGCAGAACAACACAAGTTCAAATTAGATTTAGATCTAGTTAATAGTTCAATAAAGAAATTTACAAGTATGAAAGAGGAATTGACAGCAAATCTTTCTGGAGTAATGCCTAAAATACCTATTGTAAAAACTTTTAACAGACCAAAGATCTACACTAAAAAGAATGGTGATTTATCTGCTAGAGCTAAAATATGGGAAATAAAGTGTAATAATTTAGGACTAGACATAATGATTAACTCGTTTGAAGAAACAGTGGGTTATGAAGAACCTAATCCTAGTTCACATAAACAAATTAAAGATTGGCTTTATAGTTTGGGATGGGAACCAGTTACATTTAATTATGTTAGAGAAGATGACGGCTCTAATAGAAAAGTACCACAAGTCAAAGATGGAGATAAGTTATGTAGATCAGTAGAAGAATTAATTAGTATAGAACCTAATATTGAAGTACTTAAAACTTTATCTATAGTAAGTCACAGACTTAATATATTTAAGAAGTTTTTAAGAGATCAATCTGAAGGTTATATAACTGCTTCTATTGTAGGATTTACCAACACTTTAAGATTTAGACATAGTAAGCTAAACAAAACTGGCTTAAAACTCCTTTAATTGCTGGAACGCCCTAAAGACAAAATAACTACAAAAACATTGAAAAATGTTTTGATAGTCTTATAATATTTTGTATATTGTGGGTAATCAGCAGCCAAGACTCTAAGTACGTATTGTATAAGGGTAAGGTTCAACGACTAGTGCATTGTGCACGTACACTCAAGTGAGTGGAAACGGGGAGCACTGTAGGCTTTACAGTGAAGATATAGTCTAATCTTATGTGAAAGCATAAGCAGTTAAAATAAATATTTATGAATATAGTTTACAAGTTAATTAATGTAGATAAAACTGAAGGGCCTAAATTTTATATAGGCTCTAAAGTAGAATGTAAAGTTATTGAAGAAGATGGGTTTAATATTATAATAGATAATAAGACAGAAATGCCATATATTGGAAGTTCTTCAAATCAAATTTTTAAAGAAGATCTCATTTCTGGATGTAGGTTTACTGTTGAAGTTTTAGAGAGAGTTTTAAATAGGAGAAATCTCTTAAGTGTAGAAGCTAAATATCTCAAAGAGATAAATGCTAAAAATAATGAAGATTATTATAATCTAACAAATGAAACTATGTCTAGTAGATACAATTGTCAAGATTGTCCAATTAATTATTTAGGAGAAACTTTAAAAGCTTACTCTGCTTCAAAAAGTGGTCTTAGTAAAAGAATTAAAACTGCAAAAAAATTAGGGTTTAATTCTTTTCATAAATGCGTCATTCACATTTATGAAAGAAGTAAAGTAATTAAAACTTTTTCAGAAATAGCTAAAGAGTTAGGTGTTGAAAGACACAAACCTGCAAATATTATAAAAGGTATAAATATACCTAAATGTATTGAAGAAATTAATAACTATTCTACAGAAATTTATTTTGAAACAGAAAAATTGTATCTTAAAAAAGTATCTTATCATAAAATTGCAGAACTTTTAAATTTAGAATTACCTACTGTGGCGATGTATTTGCAAGATTATATAGGTAAAAAATCTAATTACTTAACTGCAAAAAGAGCAGGATATTCAGAGGAAGAATTGACTAAAAAAATTATTAAATTGTTTTTACAAGGTAATAGTGTAAAACAAGCTTGTAAACAATTAAATATAAATTGGTATTCTGGTCAAAGATACTTTTATAAATATTTAAGAAAACGTCTAGATATTAACGACATCTAGAGAATATAATGAGTAAACTTACCTGGTGTTAAAAAACCTTATGCTGAAGATATTAGAAAATGTCTTATAGCTAACCCAGGTAATATACTAGTAGGTTCAGATATGTGTAGTCTTGAAAACAGGGCTAGAAATCACTTAATATATCCTTATGACCCAAATTACGTAGAAACTATGTCTTCTGATGATTATGATCCTCATATAAATCTAGCAGAAGCGGCAGGATTAATAACAAAAGAGGAAGTAAAATTTTTTAAATGGTACAAAAAAAATCATTAAAATGGTACCCTATACCAGAGTATGAGAATTTTTATAAAATAAATAAAATTGGACAAGTGTTTTCTATTAAAAATAATAGGATACTTATCCCTAGTACTCATTATAAATCAGAATATAAATCTGTACAATTATGTGTTAATGGTAAAGTAATAAGATTCAATATCCATTTATTAATGGCAAAAACTTTTATTAATAAGAATTATACAGAACAAAAATTATGTTGTAAACATATCAATGGTAAAAAAGAAGATAATAGGTTAAAAAATTTAAAACTAATAACTTACTTAGAAAATTCTGAATATGCACGTAAGACCAGATTATTAAAAAAAAAATTATTTCCAATTAAAGGTAAAAATCATGGATTACCTATACTAACAGAATCACAAGTTAAGAAAATATATTTATTATATAAACAAGGTAATTGTAGTGGTAAAAAACTAGCAAATAGATATAATGTCAGTAGTACAACTATTTATGACATTACTAATCGTAAATCTTGGAAACATGTGACAAAAGATTTATAATATGACTTTTGAAGAAATGAAGAATTTGTCTGAAGAAGAACAAAAGAAATTATATAATAAAATTTCTGATGCTAGATCTTCAGGTAAAACAGCTGGATACGCCTGTGTCTATGGTGCAGGCCCAACTAAACTCGCCTTAACTCTTAAAAAGTCTAAAGCATTTGCTGAAAAATTACATAAAGGTTATTGGAAATTAAATTGGGCAGTTAAGAAATTAGCTGAAGATCAAACTGTTAAAGATATAGGGGGTCAATTGTGGTTATTAAATCCACTCAATGGGTTTTACTATTCTTTAAGATATAAGAAAGACATCTTTAGTACTCTTTGCCAAGGTTCTGGGACTTATTGTTTTGACCTTTGGGTTGAAAATATAATGAAACAAAGACCACAAATTAATGGACAATTTCATGATGAAGTGGTTTTAGAAATACTTGATAACGATCTTCAAAAAGATCAAATTAATAAAATATTAAAATCATCTATAGATTCAGTTAACAAACAACTCAATTTAAATGTTGACTTGGATGTAGATGTTCAACTTGATTATAACTATGGTGGTATCCACTAGAAAATTATTGTGATGGAATACATTAAGAATAGTCAATTTAAGTTGGAATATGATAAATTATATACAGGATCTAAAGAAGAAAGTCCTTATGAGTTACTAAGAGATATTTTAGTAAATAGACTACATTCCTATACTGATTCTAAATGTACTAGATTACATTGTGAAGGAATTAGGTATAGGTCTATAACAGATTTGTATGTAATGTTAAATACTAATTCTAAATTCTCAACACCTTATGATCAACTTATAATATATATTATGGATCTTATTAAAGAGTATGCAAATTCTCCTAATAATTTTACAATAGTATATTGTACTAGGATCAATAAGCCTGTAGTTAAGAATGGAGTTAGGAACTCAAAACAAAGTTTAATCTCTTCATATTCAATGAAGGGATACTTACACAAAGTCGGTCAAGACGGAGTAAGTTTATCATATATCAATTCAATTGAAGAAAATTTTAGAAATGTCTAAGACAAAAAGAATATTAAATATAGAAAGTAAGAATTATTCTCTTACTCAAAATAAAAAAGAATACGAAGTAATTGAAGAAAGTGAAAATTACTACACAATAGAAAATGATAAAGGTAAAATAGCTAAATACCATAAATCTTTATTTAAAATAGCTATCAAAGTATTATGCTATTAGCACTAATGTAAATAAATTAGTTAAAATTGAATCTGTAGATAATAAAGAATTAATTAAACTTATTTTCTATAAGTTTTTAGCTAGAACTCTTGCTGATCAAAAAGCACTATATGTATTATTTAGTACTAATAGGGCTCAAAAAGCTGTAGTAAAATATATGGATGAGTTAGAGGGAGGAAGAGTAGGTATACACGAAGGTAAAAACCCTAACTCACATAATATAATCACTTTATGGACTTACAATCTTGCTGAATTAAAGACAGCACTAAATAATGTCACGAAGTAAAATTCAAAGTGAGGCAACTCAAGCTATAATTAACAATAACTATCAAGGTGTTGTCAATGTCTCTATGAGAGTTGGTAAGACTAAGATAGTTATTGATAGTCTTAAGAAATGTCCTCACAAGAAAATTCTTTGGGCAACTACTTCTACTAAATTAAGAGATGTAGATATACCTAATGAGTTTATTAAGTGGAAAGCTAAAACAATATTTAAAAAAGTAGATATTGTATGTTGGCAATCACTCCACAAACAGCATAAGAAATATGATTTAAT